GAGCAGCCAAAATGGGTTGCCAAGCCAAATCCTGAAACCACGCGCCTTGAGTTTTATGAGCAGATTGTTACCTCATTCAAACTTGAAGGCAATGCATTTATTTTGACAGTGCGCGATGATATGGGCGATGTTCAAGAGCTATATGTTATTGACCCGCGGTTTGTACGCATTGAGCGAATGGCACCGGGTGAACCGTTTATCTATTATGTAAAAGTAAAAGATAATGGCGGCTATTACGAGCAGGTTTTAGATAACAAACAAATCTTGCACATCCCAGACTTTCGCCTGCCTGGTCAGTGGTACGGGCTAAGCCCAATTGCCGCTTGCCGCACAACTATTGGCGCAGCGATGGCAGCCGATACTTACGCCGCATCTTATTTTGGCAACGCTGCAAACCCTGGCGGTGTCATCGAAGTTCCTGGCGAGTTAACACAAGAGCAAGCACAAGACATTGGGCGCGATTGGAACATCACTCACACAGGTCCATTTAAGGCTGGCAAGATTGGCATCCTTTCAGGCGGTGCAACTTTCTCACCATTGCAGATCAACGCACAAGATGCGCAGTTGCTAGATACACGCCGTTTCTCGGTTGAAGAAATTGCAAGAATTTTCCGCGTTCCATTGTCACTGTTGGGCCATCCCGTAGCCGGTGCAATGTCATTTGCATCTGTTGAAGCACAAAACCTTTCATTTGTTCAGCACTCACTGCGCCCAATCTTAGAGCGTATCGAACAATCACTTTCTGCATTACTACCTGAACCCGATGGTTTCATTCGTTTCAACCTTGATGCGCTACTTCGTGGCACAACAATTGAGCGCTACGATGCTTACACAAAGGGATTGCGTGAAGGTTTTCTATCACTCAACGATGTTCACGCTTATGAAGATATGGCTCCAATTGAAAGCGGTGATCAATACCGCGTGCCATTACAAAACATTGATGCAACAGATGCTAAAGATGTTGGCCTTAAACTTCGCACCGAGATTGCTGCAAGTCTTATTCAAGTTGGCTTTGAACCTGCAGCAGTTACAAAGGCAGTTGGCCTACCTGATATGGCACACACAGGCGTTCCATCTAGCCAATTGCAACAAGTATCAACAATTGACCCGCTAGACCCGCAAGCCGTTTATGAGGTTGAATAATTACTAACTCAAGGAGCAAAGTGAAAAAAATTGAGCGCCGTACATATACGGTTCAAGATGTTGAGGCACGCCAGTCAGATGATGGCACAATGCGCCTTAGCGGTTACGCTGCAGTATTTAATGACCCAAGCGTTCCGCTACCATTTATTGAAACAATCGCCCCTGGCGCGTTTCGCAAAACACTTAGCGAAACCCCCGATGTGCGTTTGCTAGTCAACCACGAAGGTTTGCCACTAGCTCGCACCAAGAATGGCACTCTTACATTGACCGAAGATGATCGCGGTTTGTTTATGGATGCAATCATTGCAGACACACAAGAGGGGCGCGACCTTTACACACTTATCGAACGCGGCGATGTAGATCAGATGAGTTTTGCATTTCGTGTGATTCGCCAAAAATACAATTCAGATCGCACCGAGCGAACACTTACTGAAGTTAGCCTTGCCGATGGAGATGTTTCAGCGGTGACATACCCTGCCTACCCAACAACTTCAATTTCAGCACGCGAGGCACTACGCAACGCAGTTGCAGCAATCAAAGAAGGCCGTGAAGTAACGGGCGAAAGTTTGATTGTTCTAAAAACAATTTTTGATGATATGTCTGAAGGTCACGAATATATTATGAAGGCCGTTGAAATGATGGCAATAATGACTGGAGAAGATATGGGTATGGAAGAAGATTATGCAAAGCGCGAAGCCGTAGGCGATTTTGTTCGCTGGAACTCATCGGGTGGGATTGCTCGCGGAAAGATTGAGCAGATTAAAACCGAGGGTTCAATCAATGTCCCTAACTCAAGTTTTAGCATTACTGCCGAAGAGGAAGATGCTGCCGTTCTAATCCGCGTGTATGAAGAATTTAGAGATGGCTACCGCCCAACAGATACATTAGTGGGTCACAAGATGAGCGAGTTAACTCAGATTGATGCACTGCCTGAACCAAGTGCAGAGGCTGGCCGATCAATTTCATTGCGCTTAGCAAAGGCAATAATCAATAACACAAAATAAATTTCTGCTGCAAAAGTAGCAGAGCGAAGTCGGAGCAAATCCCACACCCTGAAAGCGCCGTGGAGAGCATTGCCACCACCTCAAAAAATCAAACACTCATAGGAGAAAAATGTCAAAGTCTTATCTTGATGTTGCCCTAGAGCGCCGTGATGCTGTTAAGGCTGAAATGGATGCAATTCTTGAGGCAGTAGCTTCAGAATCTCGCACCGACCTTACAACAGAGGAAACCGAAAAGGTTGATGCTCTCGTTGAAGAATCACGCGCACTAGATAGCAAGATCGAAAAGTTCTCAGCGCAGGTAACTGCAGATGCTAAGGCAGTAGAAGTTCGCGCTTCAGTTGCAGCAGTTGTAACACCTAAAGGTGGAACAACAATCACACGCGAAGTTCGCACATACCACCCTGAAGCTGAAATCTCATTCGTTAAGGATGTTTACGCTGCACAGGTTCGTGGAGATTACGCAGCACAAGAGCGTTTAACACGCCACACAAAGGAAGAATCAATTGAGCGCCGCGCAGTTGATACTGGCAACTTTGCCGGTTTAGTTGTTCCTCAATACTTGGTTGACCTAGCAGCACCTTTTGCTCGCGCAGGCCGCCCAACCGCAGACTTTGCAACAGCAAAGCACGCACTCCCTGCTGCAGGTATGTCACTTGAAATCTCAAGAATGACTACAGGCACATCAACTGCAGTGCAAGAAACACAAAACACATCTGTTTCAAACACTGATTCAGATGACACACTTCTTTCAATCCCTGTTCGCACAATTGCAGGACAACAGGATTTGTCAAAGCAAGCAATTGAGCGCGGAACAGGAATTGATACTTTCGTAGTAGCAGACCTAATCCGTTCATTCCACACAACAGTTGATGCACAGGTTCTAAACGGAACAGGCGCAAACGGCCAGTTCAAGGGAATCCGCAACTCAGGTGGAAGCGCTGTCACATACACATCAACAGCACCAACAACTGCACTTCTTTATTCAAAGTTGGCAGATGCTTATCAGAAAGTTGAGAGCAATGTTTTCATCGCTCCAACACACTTCATTATGCACCCACGCCGCCTTGCAGCAATTCTTGCTTCAAGCGACACAACAGGGCGCCCATTAGCAGTTCCAACTGCTCAAGGCCCAATGAACGCAGTGGCAGCAGGCGCAGGACTTCCAGGATACGGTAACTCGGGTTACACAATTCTTGGCATCCCAGTTGTTACAGATGCAAATGTTGGTACAACATACGGCGCAGCAACTAACCAGGATGAAATCTACTGTGTTGCAGCACCTGAAATGCACCTTTGGGAGCAAGCCGGTTCACCTTTCGCATTGTCATTTGATGCAACAGGTGCGGGTTCACTCACAATCAAATCTGTTGTTTACGGCTTCGGCGCGTTCTCAGCAGAGCGTTACCCATTAGCAGCCTCGATCATTTCGGGCACTGGCTTGGTAGCACCTACTTTCTAGTCTAGAAAGTTAAAAAATTGTAAGAGGCGGGTCAATCTCCCCCGACTGGCCCGCCTCTTACTTCTTAAATAATCGGGGGATTATGAAAAGCGCACATAAAGTTTCAGTTGGCAGTTGTGACCCAGGAACGGTTAACGGTGGGTTTGCATTTAGTTTGATTCAACTAGCTCAATCAAGATCATCGCGCTTAGGGCCATTTGTAAGAATCAAAGGCTCGGGCTTGCTATCAAAGCAACGCAACCGTTTAGTAAAACAATTTTTAGAAACAAAATCCGATTGGCTTTTGATGATGGACTCAGACGAGCAACTGCCCGTTGCATCTTTTGATAAGTTAATCGAGGCAGCCCACGACACAGAGCGCCCAATTGTTGCAGGTTTAGTATTTGCAAGTTTTGATACAGGCTTTCCTTACCCGCAACCCGTTCCAACAATCTTTCAAGATGCACCTGAAGGATTCCTGCCATTGCACAAATACGATAAAGATTCAATTTTTCAGATAGATGCAGCAGGAACAGGTTGCTTGCTTATTCATCGCAGTGTGTTAGAAAAAATGCGCGATGAAGCCGATGAACATCAAGGCAAAGATTGGGCTTGGTTTTGGGATGGCCCAATTAACGGCGATTGGATAGGCGAAGATTTACAGTTTTGCCGGCGCGTTAGATCACTTGGCTTTCCCATCTATGTTCACACCGGCGCGATATTGCCTCACTCAAAAAACTATTGGTTAGATGATAGGCAGCACGATATATGGAACTCATAAAAAGAATTTTAAGGATTAAGGTAAAATCAAAGGAAACTGCTACCGCCGTTCCACAACTTGAACGCGCAATGCTTCCCAAAATAGAAACGAGAATAAAGCGTGGCGATAACTAACGGCTACACAACGCTCAACGATGTGAAATCAGCTTTGAACATTGAAGATTCAATGGACAATGCCGGCATTGAAATGGCGATTGCCACTGCAAGCCGACAGATTGATGATTATTGCGGCCGTTTCTTTTATCAAAGCGGTACCACGCAGGTACCAAATGTGCGCTATTACACCCCTGAGAATTTCTACACTTGCGCCATTGATGACTTTGTAAGCATCACCGAGATCGCAACCGATGACAATTTTGATTTAACTTACAACACTGTATGGACTGCAACCGATGCAATGTTTGAACCTGTCAATAATCCTTCCCGCGGGTGGCCACGCAACCGCATCTTGGCAGTTGGCTCTTATGTATTCCCACGCACATTGCCACAATGCCTGCGAGTCACGGGCGTATTTGGATGGTCAGAGGTGCCTTACGAGGTAAAGACTGCAGCCAAGATTCAGGCCTCACGCTTGTTCCTTCGCAACCAATCCCCGTTTGGGATTGCAGGCTCAACCGACATTGGCACCGTACGCCTTGCAGCCAAGTTAGATGCCGATGTAGAGGCACTGCTACGCCCTATGAGGCGCAATAACGGCTTGGCTGTCTAGTGATACCAAGTGCCGTTAGAAACGGCTTAAAAGCCAACCTAGAGGCTATAAAAGGCCTTCGAGTTTATGAGTTAATTCCAAGCCCTGCAGTTGCACCTGCCGCCGTTGTTGGGCAGTTAGATTTCACCTTTGATTTAAATAATGCTCGCGGATTAGACCAGGCAAACCTTGATGTAATTGTCTTGGTTCAGCGCCTATCAGAGCGAACAGGCCAAAATGAGTTGGATAAATACCTAGCCGGAAGTGGTGACTACTCAATCAAGGCGGCAATTGAATCTGATCTAACTCTTGGCGGTGCTTGCAATACCTTGAGAGTGACATCGGCAGAGGCTGGCAGTTATGTGTCAGGTGACATTGAGTTTTTATCGTATCGCTACCGCTTAACCATCTACGGATAAGGAAACCAAATGAGCTACACAGTTGCTTCAGATAATTTTGAAGCCAAGAAAAAAGGTGAGTCAATCACCGATAAAGAATTGCTTGAACTAGGACTCAACATTGAGGCGTTAGTTGCAAGCGAACACATCAAAAAAACCGCAGCAATCAAACCAGTAGAGGAAGTTAAATAAATGGCCCGTTTAGTTCTAACAGATGCATCCGTTGTTGTAAACGGTGTTAATTTAAGCGAATTTATTACATCAATCTCACTTTCAACAAGTGAAGATGTAGTTGATACAACAGGAATGGCAGCAGGCGGTGCACGAACACGCGTTTCAGGCCTTGCTGATAACTCAGTAACCTTTGAGTTCAATAACGATTACGCAACAGGTGGACCTGAAATTACAATGAACGCAGTTGGTTCATCACTTGTAGGCACAAACACAACAGTTGTTGTTAAGCCAACATCTGCTGCCGTTAGCGCAAGCAATCCTAGTTACACCTTTTCCTGCGTTGTTGCCGAGTGGCAATCTCTATCAGGTGCAGTTGGCGAGTTAGCAACAGTCTCAACCACTTGGCCAATCTCAGGCGTAGTCACAAAGGCGGTTGCATAAATGGCACGCCTAGTTCTTACAGATGCAAATGTGCTATTTGCAACCAACGACATTTCAGCGTTTATCACTTCAGTTTCGTTAAGCACCTCTTATGATGTAATTGACACAACCGGCATTTCAACAACAGGTGCAGCTCGCACCCGTCTTGCTGGCCTTGCTGATAACTCAATCACCATTGAGTTTAATAACGATTACGCAGACAACTCACTTGAAGAACTGATCAATGGCACAACCACAACTAACGGAAGCGTTGGTTTGGTGGTTGCAATGCAAGTTAAGCCAACAAGCGGTGCAACAAGTGCAAGCAATCCAAAATTTAATTTCAATGCTTTGATCGCAGAGTGGCAGCCACTATCGGGCGCAGTTGGTGAATTATCAACGGCATCTGTAACTTGGCCAATTTCAGGACCTATTGCAAAGGCAATCGTTTAACTAACTCAGGGGGAAAAAGATGGATGGATTAGCGGTAAAGGTAAAAACAATAGATGGCGTGGAAAAAGCCTACAAATTAACTCCACGCATTATTGTTGCTTTTGAACAAAACTTTGGCAAGGGTATGCCTAAGTTACTTGGCGAAGAGCAAAAGGTTGAGCATATTTATTGGCTTGCTTGGAAATGTCAGCAAGTAGATGCTCAAATGAATGGTGGCACACCCGTTAAGTTATTTGGGCCTGAATACTTAGACACAATCATTAGCGCCGAATTG